ATCAGTTTGTTGCTGCCCGTCTGCTGCTGTTTGCCCTCCGTAAGCAATTATTCGGGAGAATGCATGAGTGCCCTACTGTAAAGCAGCATGTTGATCAATGCATAAAAAAAGGAGTTTATGATGCAGAAATTGCGGACCTTTATAGTGATGAAGAGTTTGAAAAACTTCAGTCGTTCATTGATCATAGTCGTGACTATTTGTTCACTTACGCAGGTTTACGTCAAGTCGTTGATAAGTATCTAGTGCAAGATAGAAGCACTGGAGCACTTTACGAAACGCCACAGTTTATGTACCTTTTGATTGCGGCAACTATTTTTTCCAAGTATCCAAAAGAAACACGTTTAGATTACGTTAGGAAGTATTACGATGCAATCTCCAGGCACAGAATCAACATCCCAACACCAATCATGGCAGGAGTGCGGACGCCACTTCGACAATATGCTAGTTGTGTCCTTGTTGATGTTGATGACACCCTCGATAGCATCTTTACTAGTGATATGGCTATTGGCAGATACGTTGCACAAAGGGCGGGTATCGGCATCAACGCAGGTCGCATCCGTGGCATCAACAGTAAGATCAGAGGCGGAGAAGTTCAGCACACGGGTGTTGTTCCATTCCTCAAAAAGTTTGAAGCAACTGTCCGATGCTGCACTCAAAATGGCATCCGTGGTGGATCAGCAACTGTCCACTTCCCAATCTGGCACCAAGAAATCGAAGATATCCTAGTATTAAAAAATAACAAAGGAACTGAAGATAATCGTGTTCGTAAGTTAGACTATAGTATCCAAATTTCTAAAATCTTCTATGAACGATTCATTCAGAACGGAGAAATCTCTCTCTTCTCTCCGCACGACGTTCCTGGTCTTTATGATGCTTTTGGCACTGATGGATTTGACGAGTTATATGTATCTTATGAACGAGATGCATCTATTCCAAGAAAAACTATCGGAGCTCAAGAACTCTTTTTGGATCTTCTAAAAGAACGTGCAGAAACAGGTCGTATTTACATTATGAATATTGACCACTGCAATTCTCACTCATCCTTCATTGATAAAGTAGAGATGAGTAACCTATGTCAGGAAATTACTCTTCCAACTAAACCACTTCAACATATTGATGATACTGATGGAGAAATTGCTCTCTGCATTCTTAGTGCTATTAACGTTGGAAAAATTAGGGATAACGAAGATCTTGAAGTTCTTTGTGATCTTGCTGTTAGGAGTCTTGATGAACTCATTGATTTCCAGGGATACCCCGTTAAAGCAGCAGAAATCGCCACCAGAGCACGCCGTTCACTTGGAGTAGGATTTATTGGTCTTGCTCATTATCTTGCCAAACATGGGGAACATTATGAAGACCCCCGTGCATGGAAACTTGTTCATGATTTGACCGAAGCATTCCAATATTATCTTATTAAAGCAACGGTTAATCTTGCAAAAGAAAAAGGTGCTTGCGAATATTCACATCGTACAAAGTATGGGCAAGGTATTTTGCCGATTGATACATACAAGAAGGATGTTGATGAAATCGTTCCGAACGAATTAAAGTATGATTGGGATAGCCTTAGGGAGCAGGTTAAGCGGTATGGTGTACGGAACTCAACATTGTCCGCACAGATGCCATCGGAGAGCAGTTCCGTTGTGTCAAACGCAACAAATGGAATTGAACCACCTCGCGGATACTTGTCCATTAAAAAGTCGAAAAAAGGTCCACTTAAGCAAATTGTTCCACAATATCAAACACTTAAGAACAATTATACGCTTCTGTGGGATATGCCTAGCAATCGTGGGTATATTCATATTGTTGCAGTTATGCAGAAATTCTTCGATCAAGCGATTTCTGGAAACTGGTCATATAATCCAGAAAATTATGCCGATAATGAAGTTCCTACTTCAGTAATGGCACAAGACCTTTTGACTACATATAAGTACGGTTGGAAAACCAGTTATTATCAAAATACAAATGACATGAAAAATGATGAGGTTGAAGAAACCCGTCAAACATTAGAAAATTTAATGTCCGAAATTCTAGAATCAGAGGAGGAAGATTGTGAGTCTTGTAAGATTTAAAACAGGTTTAGAGGATAAAAAGATGGTCGAATCAATGACTGTTTTTAATTCTCAAGAAGTAGATACCAAAAAGCAACCCATGTTTTTTGGACAACCACTAGGAATACAGAGATACGATTCTTACAAGTATCCAATTTTCGATAAACTAACAACACAGCAACTGGGTTATTTCTGGAGACCCGAAGAAGTATCTCTTCAAAAAGATCGTAGCGATTATCATATGCTACGCCCAGAGCAAAAACACATCTTCACTAGCAACCTGAAATATCAGGTTATGCTGGACTCCGTTCAGGGTCGTGGTCCTGGTATGGCGTTCGCGCCTTACTGCTCACTTCCTGAACTGGAAGCGTGTATGAAAGTGTGGGAGTTTATGGAGATGATCCATTCTCGTTCATATACTTACATCATCAAGAATGTTTATTCTGACCCATCAGAAGTATTCGATACAATTCTCAAGGAGGATCGTATCATGGAACGTGCTGTGAGCGTTACACAGGCATATAATGATTTTATTAATAGTGCTCAACAATACGGAACTTCGCACGAATGGGTTCATGCATTAGAACAAGTACCCTACGCACAAGAGGCAAGGTATGAACTCAAGCGCAAATTGTTCAGAGCAGTTGCAAACGTTAATATTCTTGAAGGTATTCGCTTTTACGTCAGTTTTGCTTGCAGTTTTGCATTTGGCGAACTCAAGCTTATGGAAGGAAGTGCAAAGATCATCTCACTGATTGCTCGTGATGAGAATCAGCACTTGGTCATCACTCAAAATATTATGAACAAGTGGAAGGAAGGTGATGATCCTGAAATGGCACGTATCGCTAAAGAAGAGGAGCAGTGGGTTTATAAGACCTTTGAGAATGCTGTGAATCAGGAAAAACTTTGGGCAGAGTATCTGTTCAAAGATGGTTCTATGATTGGTCTGAATGACAAACTGTTGCAGCAGTATGTTGAATGGATTGCTAATCGTAGAATGAAAGCGATTGGTTTGAAACCACTTTATGATATTCATGCAAAGAATAATCCTCTTCCTTGGACAGAGCATTGGATTTCCTCTAAAGGACTTCAAGTTGCTCCCCAAGAAACAGAAGTTGAGTCCTACATAGTAGGTGGGATTAAACAAGATGTTACCAAAGATACTTTCTCAGGATTCCAACTATGATGAATGGGTGGAACAAGAAATCGTAAAAGCATATAGAGAAGCAGCAGAAGCAGATGAGTTTCTGTTTGGTGATTATGATTACGAAAAAGAATGGTTAGGTAAGACAACCGATGATGTGAAGTAAGAGGACCTTTGGGTCCTCTTTTTTTATAAATATTTCTAAAAGTATTTGTAAAACAAATGTTATTACCATCGCAACATAGAGAACTTACTGAAACTTACAAACAACTTTATCTTGGTGAAGGTGACGACATCACAGATGTGATGATTGAAGAAGTTGTAGAAGAACTTGTCGAAGAGTGTTTAGAATTCGGATACGATCTAGACGAAGCTGCTGACCTTGTAGAAGATGCAGCAACTGAATATCTAATGGAACTCAATCCATATGCTCCTGCAGGATCAACGGCAGCAAGAGCATATCAGAAATCTACTACTGCTACAAAGCGTGGAGAGGCACGTAAGGCAGCGATTAAGCGTGGTCTACAAACCGCGAAGGCTGCTGTTGGTATTCCTGCCTCAATCGCTAAAGATGAGGCAAGGAGAGCAGGACGTAAGGTAAAGCACGAAGTAGGTAAAGCTGCTAGTGCCGCTGGAAGCGCCGTTACAGGGGCAGCAAAGGCAGCCTACGGTGCTGCAAAGGAGAAGAAGGCAGAAGTTAAGAAAGGCGTTAAGAGCCTGCTTGGAAGGGGTTTACGCAAGGCACAAGGCGCTGCTGGTTTCGTTGCCCAGAAGGCACGTAAAGCAGGTTCTGCTGCTGGTAAATATGCTGAAAGACTTGGTGAAAGCGTAGAGGTATTTGATTACATCCTTGAGCATTTAGTTGCTGAAGGTTATGCAGATACTAATGAGAATGCTCTCGTTATCATGGCAAACATGAGCGAAGAGTGGAGAGAAGAAATTCTTGAAGAAGTTCTTGATGAAGCAAGAGTTACTCGTTCCATGGGTAGAAGGGCTACTCAGTATAGAAAAGACCAAGAACAATCCGCTTTTATGGATCGTGTGAGAAAGCATCAGGAAAGAATGGCGAATGATCCAGAATATCGCGCAAATCATGAAAGGTTATCTCAAACTCACTCTGGGAATAAAAAAGATCAAAAATAATCCTTTGATATTAAAGATCCAGAGGGAGAAGCAGCAAAGGCAAGAGCAAAATCAAAGTACAAAGGCTGATATAAACTTTACATAATTCTTTAGAGGGTTGACAACCCTCTTTTTTATTGCTAGAATACCTTTGTTAGGGTTGAAGGATAAATAATAGCTCTTAAAGATGACTATATGAGCTATGAGAACCCTTGGATCTATAATGGACAAGTATTTGATTCAAGTGATATTCAAGATAATTTTGGGTTTGTTTATCTTATATACTGCATTCCGACTAATCGCAAGTATATTGGTAGAAAGTATTTCTGGTCATACCGCACACCAGCAGGAAAATCTAGAAAAGTTAAGTCAGAGTCTGATTGGAAAAAGTACTACGGATCATGCCCTGAACTCAAAGTCGATGTTAACCTTTGGGGTAAAAGTTCCTTCAGTAGAACAATCATCAGTCTCCATAAAACCAAAGGACAATGTAACTACGAAGAAACAAGACAGCTTTTCCTAAATAATGTGTTGAAAGAGTCTCTTGACGATGGAACCCCAGCGTACTACAATAGCAACATTCTAGGACGCTACATGCGAAAAGATTATGGTAACTTTGGAACAAACTCTTCGGAATACCCATGATTGGGCAATTGACCGTATTCATACTCTATCTAAAAAAGATATTGAAAATGCCCACGCGATTCAATCCGAGTTTAGTGAATGGTTGAATCCAAATATTCTTGATCATGATATCTATTCATTAGAGTACATAGGAGAGGATGATGACCTTAGATCTTCATAACTTTTTTAAATTTTATGATGATAGTAATGCGAATCATGTGGCAGCAGTTCAATGGTTAGAAGATAACCTACCTGCACAGTTTCTTGATGATTCCGAATCTGATTGGATTGGAATTTTTAGAACAAAACCACCCACACCAGCAGTTCTAAATGTTCCATACTTCAATCAAGTAGATAACTATAGAGATGCACATAGAACTTGTAACAGTTCATCATGCGCTATGTGCCTTGCTTTCCTCAAGCCAGGAAGCATCAAAGGCGATGATGAATACGTCAAAAAAGTATTTGCGATTGGTGACACTACTGACCATGCGGTACAGACGAAAGTTCTGGCAGGTTATGGAGTTAAGTCACACTTTAGTTACAATCTTTCTTTCGCTGATATTGATAAGAGTCTTGATGCTGGGAAACCTGTTGTTATTGGTATCCTTCATAGGGGTTCTCTTTCTGCACCTACTGGTGGGCACATGTGTGTTGTAATTGGCAAAACACCAGATGGTAAGGGATACTATGTCAATGATCCATACGGATCTCTAAATGATAACTATACTGGTCCCGTAACCAACGGCAAGAAAACAATTTATACTAAAGCAGTTCTTAAGCACCGTTGGTGTCCAGGAGGCAACGATGGATGGGGAAGAATTTTCGATTAATTTTAAAAGAAAGATCTTACAAAGAATAAAAGATCTTACAAATCATGGAAAACATATAGAAGCGCAACAACTTTATACAAAGTATTTCGGAGGTAACAATGGCAAGAATTGATCTTCATAACTTTTTTAAGTTTTATGACGAGAAAAATCCTAATCACGTTAAGGCAGTTCAGTGGTTGGAAGATAATCTTCCAGTCAAATATCTAGAAGATAATATTGATTGGGCGGAGATTTATAGAGGAAAAAAGGGTAACGCTGCACCAGCATCTGCCCCTGCTGCTGCAGCGCCTGTAGTTGGTGGTGATGATGTTCCAATGATGGGTTTGAAATTAATCAAAGAGTTTGAAGGATGCCATTTAAAGGCATATCCCGATCCTCTAACTGGTGGACTTCCAATCACAATCGGTTGGGGTTCAACACGTAAAAAAGATGGTTCACCTTTTCAAATGGGTGATACTTTAACTCAACAAGAAGCAGATGAACTTCTTATCGAACAATGCAAAAAAGAGTTCCTTCCTGCCTTGCGTAAAATCCCTCATTGGAGTGAAATGTCAGATGGAAAAAGAGGCGCTCTGCTCAGCTTTGCTTATAATCTTGGTGCCGGTTTTTACGGTGGTGATAACTTTAATACTATTACTAAACGCCTGAAGAATAAAGAATGGGACATGGTTCCCGATGCTTTATATCTCTATCGCAATCCTGGTTCAAATGTAGAGGCAGGTTTAGCACGTAGAAGAAAAGCAGAAGGTGAAGCTTGGAAAAAAGGTTAACCTCAAACTAAGGAACAAATGGAAACGCCAAACAAAAGAGAAAAGTGTATGAGTACTGTAATTCGTATCGCTATTTTGGGTTGGTCTGCTGCTCTTCTCACTGCTAGTTATGCTGGGGCTCTATCTAAGATGGACCCAACTTTTATTGCAACTGTTTTCACAGCATCTGCTGCTACTTTTGGTATTAATACTATGAAGAAAGGTGGGGATGATGATGAAAAAAAAGAAGAACCACGTAGAGAAGAAGTGGTTGCGGGAGCACCACCAGAACCAGTAGTACCAGTAGTTTCTGCAACTACTGAACCAACTCTTGAAGAAAGAGTTGAAGTTTTAGAAGGCCAAGTACAACCTCGCACAGGTGGAGCATAATGTCTAAATCACCAAATAAAAGCAAAAAAGGATCTGCGAATAATAAAAAGCAGAATTCTGGTAACGCAACTGCAAAGAAAGCTAAAAATGGAGGTAAGAAAAAATAATGTTACTTGAAATTCTTATTGCAGGTAACTTAATAATTGGACCTAATTTATGTGCAGTTGATTTTATACATAAAGGACAACTTTATACAGTTGAGTACAAATGCCAAGAGAATGGAACACTCCAAAAAGGGAGTGTTGGAACGCTCCCATCCACAACATACTCAAAGCCATAGATAATCACACCCGTCTTCACATGGAGACGGGTGATATTTGGCATGAAGAACAGGCCCAGATTTTGAGAAAGTATGTACGGGATTTGAAAGTCTGGATTCACAAAGAAGAAGGTTGGTGGAACGAATGAAAAAGTTATTCACCTCATTTGGTTTAATTTTATCATTATCATTTCCT